GGCTGTTCTTTAAGACACCGTATACAGATCTTATCCTTCATATCAATACCCACTTACTGCATCTAGAGCAGTAAATTCATCGTACTCTTCAAAGTTACCTGCATAGACAACCTTAGCTAATTGGTCTATGTACGCAAGTGCATCAATCAAGTCATCGTGTGTTAAAGCATCAGGAAACTGGAACAACTCATCTAAGAACTGAGCATTCCAATCTGCTTTCTTAACTGTTACTAGACCATGTTCAAAGCGCCCTTGTAGCGCCCACATGATCCTATCTGTCTTCTTCTGATTACCGTGGGTTAGTTCTTCTACCCTAAAGAAGAAGCTCTGTCTCTTCATCATATCCGTAAGGGGAGACATCACAGCCTGTTTAGCTATGCCCCTCTCAATCCCAACGCTGATTGGTTTGTAGTCCTTAACAGCCTGAAATATCTTCTTAGCTGTTTCTTCTAACGTCCACCTCCCATAGATCATATTCTCTATGAACCAACCATCTTCATTCACAAAGACAACAGCAATGGCTGTATTGTCTAGTAGACTTCTTAGTCTTCTTCTTACCTACCTCTAAGAAACCAGCAGGGTCAATAGCTATGAAGTAATCTCCAGCCTGCTTAGGCTTCTCCTCTGAAAACTTAACCCAATCTTCCTTGAACATTTCTGAACCCATAGCCTCAAAGGATGCCATGAACTCCTGCCGAAAAGAATAGGATGACATAGACTTCTTAGCGGCATTTATTTCCTCTGGGTCTAGTAGAGGGTTATCGTAGCTAGTAAAGTGCCACCCAGCGTAAGACGGATCATCACCTAACGTAGAGTACTTATACAGGTCGTAGAAGTGATTACGACCCATAGGTGTACCGATAAACAAAGCATGACCCTTTTGGTCAGCTAGTGCTGGTCTTAATATCTGTTCCCATACATCTGGTCTAATGTCTGCGTACTCATCTAAGACTAGAAAGGCTAAAGACACACCTCGCATAGTCTCTGGTCTATCTCCACCTTTAAGGCTTATGGTTGCTCCGTTAATTAGTTTTATTTGTAGATTATTGATATGACTAGAAGCAATGACAGGACGACCTAACTCCATCAAGGTATCCCACATAATGTCTCTAGCTTGTCCTTGAGTAGGTGCTACATAGAAGACAGTACCTTTCTTAGTCTGTAGGGCATTAACTATCAACAACCATGCTGCTAGTCTTGATTTACCTGTACGTCTACCAGCAGCTACTATCTTAAATCTAGCTGGGTCTTCCCAGACTTCAGTCTGCCACGGTAGTAGTTTGACATCTAAGTCTGTAGTCATTAATACTCTTTAGACTTAGGTTTCGACTTAACTGTAGGCTTCTTCTTAGCGGGTGCTTTAGCTTTCTTCTTTGGTTTAGGTGTTCCGTACATCATTTATTTATTTCCTTTTCCTTTAGGTAAATCTTTAAGACTGTACAACTGCTTAGAAGTCTTACTGTGTTCTTTATTAGTATGAATAGTACCATTAGGCATTTTGTGGGTATTGCCTTTCCAGTGCTTTCCTTCCTTCGTATAAAGATTCATTAGTATTCCACCTCAATAAGACCAAACAGCAGGGGTAGTAGCTCTAGTATCTACGTGTACAAAGGTATTAGCTACACCTATACCAGTGAAACCTAACTCAATTGCATGTTTGACGATCAAGAACCTCTGTTCTGCATTCCTTACTCGTATATCAGCAGCTATTCCTGCTGTATGCTGCCCTTTAGAACCTTCAGGCTTATTAACTTCTGCACTGTGTGAAGGATCTCTATAACCACTGGTAATGATGAATGGAAAACCACAGAGATCACGTAGGTTATCTAATCTAGTGATGAATGCTGGGGATATCCTATTGGCGTTAGTCTCCTGACAGGCAAAGTCCTCTGTTTTGAAGTACCTATATTCTTTATTATTAGACATCCTCAATTTCCCCTTCAATAGTAGAACCACCAACAATAGTAGTTTCCCCACCCACACCAGTAATGGAGATAGAAACGCTATTACGTCCTCCACTGGCTTTATCCTTCTCAAAGTAACTGACTGGAAGCATACGATCCATGACTAACTTCCATGCTGCTGCTTGATTCTTATGGTCATCATCTAGAGCAGCATCAAATATTGACTCCAAAACCTTATTAGACTTAGGAGAAGCTAACATTCTAGCTTTATATTCATTGATAATAGAAGCATCACCCTTAGGACGACCCATTACTGCCCTACTACCTCTAGTCTTACTCTTTACTTCTTGCTTAGGTGGTCTACCTTTCCTCTTAGGAACAGTAGGGATTAGGTCTTCAGGAGTCATGTAGTTGCCTTATGTATAACTTAAGATTACTTGAGGGTAGTGGAGGAGTAGCTAAGGGAGTAGTTTAAGTTGTTGTTTAGTTATTCTTTTATTCCTCCTTAGCTTACGCTTATATTATACCATATTTTTACTAATAAAGCAATAGCTAGACCTTATTTATTTTTAAATAGGAACATTTACCGTCATTCCTAAGAGGTGCAATTCGTAAGGTAATCAAATAGTTGTCTACTAAATGGGGCTGTGGCCAGATATGATTCTTTTAGTAGACTTTAGTGCACTTTAGTGTGCACTTTTGTTTCATTTTAGTGCACTTTAGTGTTCCAATTTGGCCTTATTTTGTATAGCGGAGGGTACCAATAATAATCCCGATGGCCCTACCCCTCCCCGCCCCCAAAATCATACCCCGCCCACAATGTCAACCCCTAAACCCCACTATCACTGGGACTTATGTCTCCCTATAAGCCAGCGTGATAGTACTAGAGTTGGCACGGATCTTGCATAGGTACCAATGTTGGCACGGATCTTGCATGGGATAGCATGTAGTCATGTGTCTACATTAGTTGGCATGGGTCTTGCATAGGTACCAGTGTTGGCATGGGTCTTGCTTGTGGATTCAATGGTTGACAAGTGTGGGTGGATTATGGTGCCTATGCTGGCATCTGCTACTATATCGCTACCCTATGTTGGCACGATACTTGCTTGTCTATGTTGGTGGTATACCATCATCACCCAAACTAATTCCCGGCTTTTCTCCGTCAACCTATAGCATCATATAGGTAAACCACCAAAGGCGCTGAGATCGGCTTATATTGCGTCTGGATCAATGTGCCATTAATACAGTAAGGTTGACACACTGTATAGGTCTATGCTATTCGCGCACCCGCTCTTTATATCCAGCATGGTGAAATTAATTGTATTTATTTATCTATAAGGTATTGACATTAGCTAATCAATGGTTCATTATGTATTCAACATAAACAGAAAGGGGTTCACCTGCACCATGAAACACGGCACATTGATTAGCATGACACCACAGGCAATTAGCAACGAGTATATGCGCTTAGAGGGGTTGATCCAGAAAAATGAAAAGTACAAGTTCCGCCGGTCAGCGGTCAGCGGGTTTGCTCACACACAGATGCTTTTGCAGGATGAGTACCAGCGTCGATTGTTAATTGATCCAAATATCGGGCCGCTCGTCTGAAATTAAGAAAACAGGGCCGAAAGGCCCACAAGTAAACGAATCAAAAAGGAATACAAGATAATGAATGTCACAATAAAAAACGCTTTAATTACACTGGCCATTGCAGATATTCAACTGCAACAAGAGCTTGCAGGAAAAGCCAGCTACAAGGCAATGACGAGTAAAGTTAGGGAGGCCGCTGGTGCTTATCACGTGGAAGGTGAAGCCGCTGTTTTCAGAGCGGCAAGCTTATACAGTCTATCGGTATAACATCAACGGGGTCGCAATGGCCCCCAACAACCAAAGGAATACAGACATGAACTACTTCGACACCTTGAACGCGGCACTGGAATCTGAAGGACTATTATCAACATGGGAGATCCACTTCGACCCAATCAACTATGGTGAGACGTTCGGGTATACTGTTGACGACGGTACTAGATACGGGCATTATGTCTCAATATATCGAACCGAACGGGGCCAATACGAAAGGCCGATACACTACAATAGGGGCTAAGTGATTTTAAACCTTGCATCTTGTTTCTACAGGGTGTAATCTTAAACTCACTAGAAAACGAATCAAGGAAAACACGATAATGATTACAGTTAATGAAATACAAGAATCTACAACAATTAACGAAGCCGCTAAGTTATGGGCAATCGACAATCTCGACTACCTAAACAAACCAATGCGTTTTTTAGGTTCCAGCCTGAAAGTAGAAAAGGGTGCGGATAAATTCGATACCTACATCATGTACCTACAACCAGCCGATAAGGTAGCAATCAAAACCCTATGCATTGGCGCTATTGCTGCGGGCTGTAAGAAACCATGCCTCATATCATCGGGTCAATTGGGTATGTCAACGGGTCAAATGGCAGCCACAAAGCGTACCATTCTGTTGATGCTACGTTTTACCGAATCACTAGCCGCCATTAGTCTTGAAATAGACAAGGCAGAGCGCAAAGCACTTAAGACAGGCATTCCAGCATTGTTTAGGTTGAATGGTACTAGTGATATCGACTTTGGGTCATTCATCGCTAGTAAACCAGCATCGCGGTTCTATGATTACACAAAGGTATTCACCCGCGTACGCAAGAACACTCTGTCTAACTATGACCTAACCTTTAGCGGGTCAATGTACAGTACACAAAGTAAAGCAGCACTCTCTAAGGCGGTAGCGGCTCGATTTAGGATTGCCGTGGCTTTCAACACAAAAGGTCTTAAGGATGACGGTTTATCGCTTCCTGTCGGACTGGTATCGTTCGATACTACTGACTTGCGGCATTTGGATGGTAAAGTGGTCGGTACGTTGACCCGTAAAGGTAGCAACAAGGCAGAGCGCGCCATGGATAACCTTAAGAGCGCGTCGTTCTTTGTGACGGCGGCTAATGTAGTCGAATTCAACAACATAATTGCAAGAGGCTAAGACAATGAACACATTGTACAAGGTACAAGCGTCGATTCTAGATGATAAGACAAATCAAGTGGCTATTCACGCATGGGCAAAAGACTATGACGCCGAAAGGATACAGTGGCGATGGGTATTTACCCGAACCTGTACAGGATTCGACAGAGCGCAAGAAATAGTAGACCAATGGCAAAAGACGAAAGGCATAGCAGATATTGACCTACTCGTTACAATAGACACGCGAGGATAATAGACGTGGAAAAACTAAACGTAATCACCGGTATTGTAATGCTTGTGGAAAGCATGCCGCCATCCGAAAAGGGTAACCTACGCTTTGCCGTTATGATAGATGACGTACCATACGCCACCATACCCGATGACCCGATAGACGGGATTCCGTACCTTATAGCGCGGCGTGTGCGTGCCGAAGTAGGTTTAGACAATGGCATGCCATCCATTTACTCAATCAAGGAGATAAACAGAAATGACTAATATAGAACTAACCCAACTGGTGGTGATTATTGTAGTGGTGGTCTATTGCATACAGTGGTGGTTAGAATGATTTTCGATGCTATGCTGTTAGTCGGTTTAGGCTTTGTGGCCTTATCCTTTATACTCTACAAAATGGGAGAATAGAACAATGACGATCATTTTTATCTATGAGTCGAAGAAACAACTGAAAGAGAACATAGGCAAGCGACTGAAGTATATAGAGACATCGATGTTTGGGAATGAATACCGGCCTGATGGTATGCTCACTGGCGCTAATAGACCTCACATAACGGGCATCGGTCGGGAGTTCTTTGCTAACGTCACCATGAAAAATGGCCTTATAACTAAAGTAATGTAACTTATAACTTAGAGGAATAGAACAATGAGTATTAAATATACAGATCAAAATGAAATGCTAGATATCGTCGCTGGCTTAGTTGAACGGGGTCTATGCTTTGAAGTCTACACCAAAACCAACACAATACTGTTAACAGGGGGATATTAGAATGGAACTACTAGAGGCATGGGAATCCGAAGTAAGCCGTAGAGAAGCTGTGACAGAGGTTTTGATGCATGGTATATCAATAAATGAATTCTACGATGAATGTGGATATCGGGGCCGGTATATGGGCAGTGATGTGTTAACTTTTTTGGGGTATTGATATGGATTATCTACTAAATGATCTTAAGCAGATGGTTGATTGGCTAGACACCAAAGCAAATGTGGATGAGATCCATGTAAGGCAAGACACTATGCAAGACCTATGGCTGGCCGTGGAGGCGCTACGTGATGTTTTAAACACTATAGAAGAGGAAGAATACGAATGAAGACGAGAAGAGTTTATCCAGAGTGTAGCGGCGCTTTAATCGAGGCTATATCGACTACTTATATGAGATCCGCAACTAAGGACACAGTGAAAACAGATTGTGTACTTGCAAGGGTTGTGATCGATAAAGACTACAGCCAACCCAGTAAGCACATTGAGGACGGTCTAAAGGTTTTTAAGCTGTTTCAGGATATGTACAGCGATCACGAGGACGGAGACGTTACTGTGTCGCTTACGGTTGAAGATTACTGTGTGAACTTATAAGTGGGAGTGAGTGAGATGAAATATAGTGGAACAAAAACAGAACTAGTAGCAGAGACAGCAGGTGGTCTATTGTGCATTGCAGTAATGACTAGTATATTTATTCTTATTTGGGCAATTAGTGGTTGACAGATATTTATATTACTGTAAAATATACTTAAGAGAGCAAAGGGAAGTTTACGAATTGCTTTTAAGTAATACCTAAACAATAACTTAAGGGTGCAAAGTATGGATTATTTTATGGGGGGAATTGTATTCGTAGCAGGGTGCTTGTTGTCATTCGCTGGCGGCATGCTACTAGCTAAAAACATGCTGGAGGTAATAGCATGAGTAAAATGCAAGCAACACTAATTGCCAGCATGGGGTCTGACCTAACTGTAGTCAATGCTGCAAGGGTGTCGTTCAATAGCCACAGTGATGAGCTGAATAAAAAAGACAATGGATTAATTTCTTTCCTGTCTAAACACGGTCACTGGTCGCCCTTTGCACACGTACAGCTAACCTTGAGAGTTAAAGCACCGATATTTGTAGCTAGACAGTTAGTCAAGCATCAGGTGGGGCTAACGTGGAACGAGATAAGTAGGCGTTATGTAGATACAGATATTGAGTTCTATGAGCCGCAGATCTGGCGTAAGGCTGCCGATAACGTCAAGCAAGGCAGTAGCACTGAGTCAAGTGGATGGGAGCCTCGATGGTCTAACGTCAAGAACACCATGACCTCCCAGCAACTAGCCTTAGCTGAGTACTTCGATGCAATTGATGCTGGTGTCTGTATGGAGCAGGCCAGAATGCTCTTACCGCAGTCTATGATGACCGAATGGTACTGGACTGGTAGTATGGTAGCCTTTGCCCGTATCGTTGAGCAACGGACTCACAGCACAGCACAGCGAGAGACACAGGAAGTTGCACTTATGATTCAACATGCTATTGATAATATACCTGAATTAAAGTATAGTTGGGGTGCCTTAACAGATAAGAAGGAATAAAACAATTAATTCAATAATCGATTACATAAATGAGGTAGTTAAGATGAGAAACACAGCACAGCTAGACGTAACGTCTGACTTTGAACCTATGCCATACGAGCAGATGGTGTCTGAATTAGCTGAGTTGGATGCAGCTAGAGTGAGTGTAGTTGAAGCACTGACAGTTTACGAAAACGGTAGGGATGCGTACTACAGCTCCTTGTCTTACGCTGAGCTAGCCGAGTATTACTCGAAAGCGTTTTGGAGTTAAGATTATGAGTCGGTGCAAAGCATGTGACAAGATAATGAGTGACAACGAACTACTCAGACGTGACAACATAACCAACGACTGGGCTGAGTTGTG